GGCTTGTGTGCCTATATATTTATTTGCTTGCATTTGCAATTGTTCAGCTTCATTTTGTACATCTGCTATTCTTTGTTGAATTTCTTTCATTTTCTTTATGCCTTCTTGCAATTTTTGTTTAGGCATTGAACTATCATCATCTAATAATTCAGTATATACTTCAAGCTCACTTAGTTTTTGTTGACTAAAGTATCCTGCTTTTAGCATATTTTCAAGTGATAATTCTTGTGCATATTTATCAAATGGGCTTTTAGGTGTTACATCCACCTTAACATTCGCTTGTAAGGCTTGCAAAACACTAAATGGCACTTGTACAGGTTGACTTGATGTTTCCCCTGTTAATGTATCGGTTGTTTCATAATTAATTACCAATCCATCTTGTGCATATGTTTTCCACATGTCTAACCATATTCTTGCTAAATCTTCTATTGTTGTCTTTAATGCTAGAGTTTGTTCTGCATTTGGCATTTGTGATGCTTGCTGAACCGCTAATATTGCTTTACCACTAGCACTTTCTGGATTAATATCACCTGTTGCAATATCACCAGCACCTGCTAACTCTCTAGTAGTAGTTATTAATTCATTCATTACTTTTTCAACATCACTACTCATTTGTGATGGATTAATCGTTCCTACTATCTTTTTAACATCATCTATTCCCATGCCTTTAACCTTTATCGTACTTCCTACTTGGTTAATAGCATTTGGATTTTCTACTTTGGTTATATCAACAACTTTTTGTGGATAGGCAGTTGCTTTTGCAGATATTAATCTTCTCATTATGGTCTTATTAATCTCTAATTGGTTAGGTATTAAGAATCTTACTTCGCCTTCGCCTCTTGCATATCCTTCTTTTTCTTCCCATAGCATATGTGCAACAGGATATAATGTTAATCCTGTATCTTTATCTTTCTTTATTTCACAATATTTTGTTGATTGTGAAAAATGAACTGTACCATCTTTTTTGTATAGTTTGGTAATTAATGTACACATATCATCCTTTTCTTGTTTAGCAGCATCACCTGCTTCTTCAAATGTGTCATTATCACCTACTATATACAATAATTTCTCATCTGAGATTCCTTCTTTTTTGGCTATCTCTTGAATATTAATTATTGGTCTTCTTTGTTTTATTAGAATATATGGTTGATTCTGTATGTTACTATCATTTTCATTGCCATAATAAATATCATTCTTAGATAATATTTCATTTATTGGTAAATCTAATTCATCATCGTATGTTACATATATAGGACATTCATCGTTAATAGCTGCATGTTTAGATATAGCTCTAACTTTTAAATCCATATTGTCTTTTTCCCATACTTTATTCGCCTGCTTATTAAGAAGTTCGCATGTTTTCTTGGCTACTTCTTTAAATTCATTATTATCAAAATTCTCTGAACTATAAATAGGCAAATACAAGTTATTATTGATTACTCCAACTTTATACTTAACAATTGGCTTAATTATGTTTAATTGTATGGGTTCTATTCCTGATACCTTTAATCCATACCATTGATTATCATTATACATTCTATAATTTCTATCTGTGTCAGTATAAACATTTTTTAATCTATTATAATTTCTTCCTGATTCATATAGATTCCATATATCTGTTGTTACTACTTCTTTTAAATCCATTGTTTCACCTCCTAGTTAGGTATATTTTTTTGACCTAATCCTGTACCATCATAGTTATCTATGTTAGACATCATTAAATCAAAGGCTTCTTGTTTTTTCTTTTCTTCTACTGTTTCAATTTCTTTTTGTATTGCTTTAACAGGATTTAATTCAGGTATTACTACTTCTTCACTTTTAGATAGTTTTTGACCATTTTTAAGTCCTAATGAATAAGCAATTAAAATAAAAACACCAAATAAGGTGCATAGTATTATTGTTGACCACATTATTTATCACTCTTTTTCTTTTTATCTTTAGTGTAGTCTTTCTTATCTGATTCAGATACTTTCATTACCTTAACTGATGATGCATTTGTATCTTTTTCATAATATCTTTCTCTAAACACTTTCTTTTTCATACTATTACTATTTCCTCCCCATAATCTAATCTTGATGGCATATCCATCGTTATTTTAAAATCTTCTGCAATTTGTTTTACTTGATTTATTTCTTTTGATGGTTGTGTCCTAGATACACAAAAATATCTTAATGCATCTGTTATATGTGTTATTTCGTGTGGTTCTGTTGCACAATCATTTGGATTCTTCTCATCGTGCTGTAATGAAGGTAAACATTTAATTAGATTTATGCAATTACTGAATATTTTTAAATCACAATCTATTATTAATTCACCTGTTTGTTCATGTCTTCTCTTGTATGGTTTAATCCATTCCTTAACATTTAACCATCCACCAACTCTATCATTGCTTGTTTTCTCTAAATTAACTCCGTTCTCAAAGAAAATCTCAGCTGTCGATTTACCTGTATCTCTGTTTCTATTCCATAAATCAGGCGGTGCATATATTCCTTTAAATTCATTCTTTCGCATATAACTCTTTAATACTTGGCATGCTTCGCTAACTATTAAATTATTTCTATGTATTTCATTATAGACATAGGCTTTATTATGTGTATCAACTGCTACAAATACTACTGCAAACATATCTAATCCATAGTCTAATGCAATATATTTATTCCATTCTTTTGGTATTTGAAATGGTTCTATAACATGAAGGCTTCTTTTAAATTCTTTAAAAAACATTCCATCATATATATCCCAATCACCATACTTTAATGCTTTTCTTTCTTTTTCAGGTAAAGCATCTAGTCTTTTTATATAATCAGGGTCGTACGATAACATAAATTTGTTATCAGTAACTAAACTAGGTATAAATATTCTAGTAGTTGTTTGACCTGTTTCCAACTTACATTCGTGTACCTTATTTGGTTCACCTATATCAATGAATCTTTCTTTTACCCATGTATGTCCGACTCCACCAGGATTGGTTGAACTTTTCATTCCCTTTGGATACGGATTCGCACCTCTACATCTTGAAATCATGTATGTGTACATGTACTCTGTAAAATGTGTTAATTCATCAAATCTTATTACATCGTATTCTGCAGATTGATACTGATAAACATCTTTTTCATTGTCTATGTATCCAAAATCAATAATACTGCCATTTTTAAATGTCCATGTATGTTTACTTGAATTATAATCTGCTGCTTCTCTAGGATACATTTCCAAACTAACTCTTATTAATGATTTTTCTAAGTCTGGGAATGTTCTTCTGAATATTATTTGCTTACTTTTAGGATATTTCAAAGCATATAGCAATGCATCTACTAATTGACCATAGGATTTACCGCCACCAGCTGCACCACCAAATAATGTTTCAAATGCTGTTGAATTAATAAACAATTCTTGTTTAGTAGTTATCGAAAGTTTCATTTTACCACTTTAATTTCTACTTCAAATGGCTTTTCCTGGCCAATATCGACTTTATCAGTAGGTTTTTCACCAACTGTATCTCTAACTGTTTTAAATGCTTCTAAATCGCCATTCATATATCTATCCATTAAGGCACTAATTCCAATATCTTGTATTGTCTTATCACCCTTCTTGGTTTGTAATGCTAATAACAAGGCTTCTTTGAATGCTTTCCTTTGCCTACGAACCTCGCCAGATTTCTTTCCACCTTTCTTGGCTTCTTCTTGGCTTAATTTATATTCGCTAGGCTTTAGATTTTCTATATTCGCCATTGCTATCACCTGCTTTCTAATCAAAATAAAAGACACCGAAGTGTCTAATAAGGAGGTGAAACGAATCACCGTTTGGAATATTTTTATGTCTATTAATAAATACTGCAGAATAGATATACTATATATGGAAATGACTATTTCTTTTTTATATATCCGATTTTGTTAATTCAGCAGGGGACTTATTTAAACAAATAAACAAGTGACTTACCATTAACTGTCATCACTCTTGCGAGAACACATATCTACTCTGCACTACCTACTAATAGGTAATGCACTATAATCCCAAAAATTATAGTATCAATTTGTTTTATCAGAACATTTAACTTATTGGAGGTGAAATAATCTCTTTTGATTCTTTCACGATACTAATATATACCTAAAATTTTCCGATTTTTTCCGATTTTGCATTTTCATATAACTTTTTCTTCATTTCAGCAATATAATCATATGTCCTACTTAGTGAAAATCCAATTAGCCTATTAAAATGTCTTGGCTTTCTTCCATCAATCCACTTATAGCAATATATCTTGTCATATACATCACCAGTATTTCTCATTTCTATTTCTAACTTCTTTAGTTCATAATTTAACATATCTTTGGTATTTCGACTTTGGTTGATTAATTTATCGACCTCATCCATTTCATCGGTATAATTGAGTAAATTTAGTTCTGAATAGGTGTTGCTACTATCAACCATAACTTGCTTTATTTTAGATGAGCCTGGGATAACTGCTAATACTAATTTACTTCTTTTTTCCAATGCTTCATTGTAATTTCTTGAAGCCTCTTTATATTTCTTTAATAATTCATGATAATCTAGATACATTTTCTTAACCCCTATTCATCTATTAAATAGCATTTATTTGCACTTACTAAATATGTTTTTCCATTGCTTTTAATTTGAAATTGTTCACCATCTTCATAATCTGTCCATTTGTCTATTTTTAATGTAAATTTATCACCATCATAGTTACAAATTGCTTTATCATAAGTATAATCTAAATCAATTATTTGTTTATTGCATCCTGTTAATAGTAATACCATTAAGCACAATATTAATATTTTTTTCACTTTATCAATCCTCTTTTCCTAATTCATTCTTTATTCTTTCTAATTGTCTATCTATTTTATGTTCCATTATTTCTTCTATTTGTTTATTTTCTATTTCGTGATAGTATTGAAATTGTTTTAGCATTACCATTACATCGGCAAGTTCTTCGGCAATATGTGTAGAATATTCCTTTTCTAATTCTTGTGCATCTTCATAATCAAAATCCCAACCGCTACGATGATAATCCATAATTGCTTCATCTAATTCAAAATACTCACTATGTATGTATTTTAATTGTTTCATTAAACCATAATGATTTATTATTTCTAATAGTTTATCTTTCATCTTATTACTCCTCTGGCATTTGATAAACTTGTGAACTTTCTTCATAAGGTATATATAATTTATTAAACCCATTTTTTAATTCTAATGCACTTTCTTTAAAATAAACATTGTTTTTTAGTCTTTTTTCTATTTCATCTAATACTTCTAATGCTCTTTCTTTTGTTTCGTATGAACCTAACCATACTTCATCTTGGCATAAGATACTATATTGTTTATCCATTGTTCCGTAATAACCACTTGAAGTAAAATCTATTTGTGTTGTTTTTATTAGTCTCCTTTTATCTTGACTTCTAATCCATAAATCCATTATTCATTCTCTTTTCTATATTCATTAAATTCTTCTGCTATTTGATTTATTTTTTCTTTTAATACTTTGAAATTATAATTTAATTTATCTAAATTAAGTATTTTTTCTTTTGTATTAAATTCATGTAATTCATCATCAGGTATAAGTGGCATGTCTTTATCTTCTTCAATTTCACTTGCTAACGAAAATACTTCTTTTCCGTTAATATATGTTTTAACACCTGTAAAATTATCTGCATCATGATTAAATACTTTTGGCTTTTCAAATATTGGCAAGTCAGCCATTCTTATTACCTCCATATTTAATACTTCATCAGTTTTATATTCACTAAATAAGTATTCAAATAAATTACCATATTCCTCACAATAATAATCCTTTTCATCATTATCCCAACTACATAAAAAGCCTTTATATATTATGTTTTGAGGCATTTTTTCCTCATTGTTTATTAAACATAATAAATCTATTATTTTTTCTTTTTTATTCATATCTATTCACCTCTTTTAATATTTTTATTACATCCCTAAATGCGGATGTTTTACTAACATATCTTTTCTTTCCTCTTTGCCTATCTTCAAACTCGGCTTGTATTTTTAATTGAGTTAATTTGTCTATTGCATATTCTATTAATTCTTCATAATCTTTAGCTGTCATTCTTCATCACTCAATATATCTTGTAAATCTTCTATATCTCTTATATCGTATTCTAAATATTTTTTTATACTTGGTGCTATTTCTTCTTTTAATGCTTTAGTTGCTTGTTTATGCATTTTATCAGCAACTATTTTTACATCATCAAGTTTCCATCTCATTTGTTGATTTTCTTTTTGCAACTTCTCAATTTCTCTTTCTTTCCAAGTAGGTTCATCTAATGCATGAATATCTTCATCAGTCAAATATAAATCATTATTCATCATAATCACCTATTTTTTCTTTTTCTAGTTTTTGGTTTCCCTAATTCATCGTTTGGTATTTCTTCAAGTATCTTAACATATTCGTATGTATCCATATTCTCTTGAATTAATCTACCTAGCATTTCTGGAGTAGGTACATATCTTCTTATTTTGCTTTCACCTATTTTAATCTCTACTAGATACATTGTTGCCTTCCTTTATTTCGTTCATTTTGTCTAAAATTTCACGAACAATATTATTTCTATAACCTGCATCTCTATAAATCTGTTTTAAATCTTCTTTCAACCATTCTTCTAACTCATTCCAATTGTTAGTTAATTGGGTTATTTGTTGTTGTTGCATATCAATTATATTCTTTGCTCTGTAAATTCCTTGTGTATAACCATCAAAATAATTTGCTTCTCTTTGCTCTATTGGTTCTCCATATATTATTTCTTCATTATTCCAATCTTCTATTTGTTCTTCTAATGGTTTAATCTTCATTATCATCACTTCCATTTTGTAAATATCTACCAAACTCAATTATTTCAAATTGTCCTGTCTCCAAACCTATACATAATTCATCTAATTTTTCAATAACATAATTATTCAGCATATCCTTTGCAGGTGGAAAACCATTAATAAAATAATTAATATGATTTAGTATAGTTAAATATTTATCTCCTAATCTTTTACATTCCCTTTTTTCAGTTATCATTCACTATCACTTCCATTTTGTAACATCATTTTTGAACCAATAAAATTAACTCCTGTATTATTATTATCTAAATGATAAAATATTAAATCTTTTGGCAACATATCAAAACAAAAATAACTTGTATTAAAACTTGCGGTGTTCCCATCAAACGATACTTTTTTGTCAACAATAAGTAATTGCAACGGCTTGGTTAAGAAAAATTCGCCTATGACTTGATAATTTAAACACTCTATATTCATTAACATAGCAAACGGCTTACCTAACTTATATAACCTATCTAATACTTGTAATTTCTTGCTAAATGGTGGGTTAGATATTATATAGTCGTAATGTTCTGATGGCTCATATTTAAAGAAATCTTGCCCTAAATCTATGTGTGAATAAATAACTTTATGCCCTGCTTCTCTTAATAAAATAACAAATTCACTATTTTTTGTATCAAACGGACACCAAATTGTTGAATTAGGTTTAATATAATCTAATATCGGCTTTACTAAAATCGGTGGTGTGTATCTTTCATCATTTTTATTTTTCATTGACTTATTTATTGATTTCATTGCTTCGTTCCTTTATTTCTTTCATTTTGTCTAAAATTGCTGTAAAAGTTGTTTCATTACAATAATCATCAAAACTTTCATTTTCATATAACCATTCTTCTAATTCATTCCAATTGTTAGTTAATTGGTCTATTTGTTCTTCCATATTTTCTAAATAAGATAAGGCATTAGCATTTTTAAATTCAATTACATTATAATCTTTATCAAACACAAATGTTTTATGACCTCCTGTATCAATTTCGTTTTGAAGATATTTTTTTAATAATTCATAATCTTTTTTCATTGACTATCACTTCCATTTTGTAATATATTTAATAATTTATTCTCATTATAATCATCTTGTAATGTACTTATCCAACCACAATGTATTGCTTTTATTGTTCCATCTGGTCTATAAAATTTTTGTGCATCCCAACCTTTATATAATTTAACACCAAAATCAGTTTTACCTTTTGCTATACTATATCTTAAAACATCACTAACAATTATTATAAAATCTATTTTTTTATCAATTAAACACCTTATAAATTCTCTTACTTGGCTAAATGGTGGATTCGTTATAACTAAATCATATTTACTATAATCTATATTTCGCCATTCTTTATCATCACATTTAACATTGCAATAACAATCTTTTAAATATTTATAAATATTGCTATTTTTGTTATCGCAAGGGCATATTATTTTTTTATTTCTTAAATCATATTTGTGCAATTCTCTTACACAATCTTTATACATTGTAAAAAAATCATCATCCATAGTTTTTCTTTTACAAGTTTTTATTTGTTGCATCATTTTCTCCTTGTAATATGCTTAATAAATCATTTAAGTATTTACTCATAAAAGTTTTGCCACTTCTTAGCCCAAAAAATGTTGTGCTTTTTATATATTCAATTGCTTTTTCGCAACGAGATTTGTAAATTGCCTCATCTACCGTATACTTAACATCTTTTATAACAATATTTTCTTTCAATAACTTATCATTTTCTTGTTGTAAATTAGTTATGTCATTTAATACTTTATCTATATCATTGCCTATATAATATGCTTTGATTTTTTCTTTTATTTCATCGTCCATTATTACTCACCTTTGCTTTCTAAAAAACATCTTTAACTTCTAATTCGCTTATTATTCTTTTTCCCCCATGCAATTTAAGTTCTCTTTTTAATCGCATATTTTCTTCATATAGTTCTCTAATATACACATCTGCTCTATCCATTTCTTCTAAAAGTTTTCTTATGTATTTTCTTTGTTCTCTATTCAAAGCACCCCATTTGCCATATTGTCCAGAAAACATATCAGGTTCTTTTAAGTATTCTTTCATTTTTTCTCTATAATTCATACTTATTTTCCTTTGCTATCTTTTTTTATGTTTATTGATATCTTTGGTTAGCTCTTCTAACTTCTTATAATCTTCCATTTGCTTTTGTTTTCCAGCATTCTTTAGTATTTTGTTCTGTACATCTTTTTTTTCAATTTCTAGTTGTTGCAATTTGATAGTATCTTCTAACTCATTTACTGTATTAAGTAATTCTTTTGCTTTCTTTTTTTCTCTTTTGTAATTAGTAGTTAATGCACCTATTTTACATGCATTCTTTTTCCTTGCTAAATCAGATATTTTTAATTGATTCAATGTTTCATTTATACAGCCAACCATATCTTCATTTGTAGCTTTTAGTTTGCCTATTTCTTCATTATTCATTTTAATTTGTGTAATATAATTATCTTGCCTATCTACCATTTTTTGCATCAATTCATAATCCGTTTTTTTCACTAGAATATAGTTGTCATCTTCTTTTAGTTCATCAGAATATTTTCTTTTATATTTTTCTAGGTTAGGCATCATCATTTTTAATCTTAATTTATCTAACCAACTTAATCTTTTTGCTTCTTTATTCATTACATTCACCTACCTAAAACTAAAAATGCTAATGTAAAGCAACCTAGTGCCAATAAGCATAGTAATGCAATTAAAGCACTACTAAATTTTCCTTCTGTTCTTATATCTTCTTCTATTATTAATCTTCTCAACCTTTTATATCCTTCAACCAAACCTTTATATAGTTTGATTAATTTTTTCATTGATTTTCCTCCATATTTTTTAGTTCTAATAATTGACTAGGTGTAAGTGTTTGAATCCCTAATTGTTTGGCTTCCTGCACTACACCATCGATGAATATACTCATTTCTTTTGTGTCATATTCACTACTGCCTTTGTATATTCTGTATATAGTAAATTCATTATTGTTAAACATTCTTTTTGATACTGTGTCATAGTATTTAAAATATCCTATTGGATTTATAGAGGAAAGCATACTTATTTCACTCATTTGTCCATAACTTTTAAGCATATCTAAATATACTTCCTCTTTTGATTTTCTTAATATATTTGCTATTTGATTAATAAGCTGCCAAGCATAATTGTTTTGGCTAAGTTTTCTTTTTTCTTTGTGTTCTTTAATATCAAATTGTTTATCTCTATCTGCAGTATATAACCATTGAATAATTTGTAATGGAGTTCCTGTCATAAGCACTCCTAAAATGGTAAATCATTATCACTAACTATTGTTGTATGTCCATCTTCTTCAATAGTTATTTTTTCACCAAATTCTGCATATGGGTCTTGTTCATGTGTTGCTTGTTGTCCACTTTGTTGTCCATCTGGCTCACTTGGCACAAAAGAATCTTTTGGTTTACTATTTAAAAATTCAAAGTTTTGTACTCTAACATAATGCTTATATCTGTTCTCACCTTTATCGTTTTGATATTTATCTATTTTGTATCTGCCTTCTATTGCCACTCTATCTCCTTTATGAAGATATACCGATAATGTTTCTGCACCTTTATCCCATATTACACAGGTAATAAAGTCTGCTGGTCTTTCATTCCCTTCACTATCTTTTCCATTGCTTACTGCAATTTCAAATTGTGCATATTGCTTACCACTATCTGTTGATTGTAATTCGATATCTTTTGCTAATCTTCCAATTAGCATTACTTTATTAAAATCCATTATTTATCCTCCTTTGGTAATGTTATTTTTACATATCCACTTTTACCTTTTTTTATTTCTTTTCTAGTTTCTTTGTATTCGGCTAACTTATTGTGATATGCTTCATGTAATTCAGCATTTTCATCAATAAATCTTTTTTCATCATAATATTCAACTTCAATTTCTTTATCTGGTGTATCTTCAATTAATGTAATTTTTGTTCCATTAGGAGTTTCCCATGTCTTTTTGCCATAATCTTCCATCGCTTTTTTTAATTGTGCTTTTACTTTCTTAGATTCTTCTTCTATAGCTTTATATTCTGCTAATTTGTTTTCAATTAAAACAACTTTATTTGCTATTTCAGTTAAATCCACAGGTAATAAATCTTCTTCTGTAATAAATGGATTCTCTTTTGCTTTTTCTAAATCAATTCTAAATTGTTCAACCGCTTTGTTTATTTGTTCTAATAATTCTTTATAGTTTTCAATTCTTATAGTAAATAATTGAAGTCTATTTTCATCAAATTCTTTATTAAAATCTTCTGGTCTATCATATACTGCTAAGATTCCAGCTTGTCTATTTGTATGTTCCATATAGAATAACAATTGAACTAAATATACTTTGTATTCATCAACAGTATTGTGGATTTGCGATGTTGTTTTTATTTCTAATATTGTTGTATAATCTTCGCCATCTGTATGGCATCTAATATCGCCATCAATATGTTTGCCTTCTACAAATGATTTACCTAGTTGTTTATTAACATAATCTCTTATTTTAGATTCCATTATGTTGCCATATTCTGTATATTCATTACCATCAAAAGTGTTTTCTTTTAATCCTGCTTTTTCTAGTAATAAATCGAATCTAGTTTTAAATTGACTTATTCCCATGATAATAGGAATATCTGAACCACCAATATATTTATCTCTATCTACTCTTACATTTTGCATTATTTAGAATCACCATTCCATCCTAGTTCACATAAAACATCATAATAATCATCGTTGCTTAGTTTTCTTCCTGTCATTTGATAATCTTCTGCTACTTTTTTCATATCAATATTTTTTTCTTTGCAATATGATATTAATTCTTTTCTATAATCTGGTTCTTTTTTCTTTTGACTTGCAGGTGGAGTATCGCCATCTGGGTCTTTCATTTCCTCTGTAGGAATGCAAAACACTTGAAACATTGCATATTTCATGGCTATTGCCATTGCTTTATTTGTTGCTTTATCGCCGCTATCCATACCTTCGCCAACTACTATTGCATCAACTGATGTTCCATCTTCTGCATAGAATGTATATTTTATTTTGCAAATTGAATATAACAATGTTGAACCTTTCGCAGTTTGCCTTTCTTCTCTTGTTTGTTCTAATACTTGTGGTACTATGAATACTTTATATTTTGCTAATAATGGTTGAAATGTATTCATTACATCATCTATTCCTCTAAACATAAAGTTCTGAGTTGTATTCTTTTTATTTTTACCTATTGCAGGTACTTCTTCTAAAATAGCTGTTATACTTTGATATATATTTTTCATAAATTATCCTTCTTTCTTAAGTATGTATTTTTTAAAATTTACTTTTCTTCCGTATCTATTTGTTTTAGTTATCCATTCTTCATCAAATTTACATCCATATAAATGCTTTAAATCATAAATTTTTGCACTTAATCTAGTTATAAATAATTTAGAATAAGATTCCCATGTTGTGATACTTCCATGTTCTTCTAAATATTTTAAAACCATATCGGTTTGTGTTAATTTGTTTTCCATATAATTACTCCTCATTTATCCAATCACAGTCAAAAACTTCAATTGGTTCTTTTTCTTCTTTTTCGTTTTTAATTACATCATCTATTGATGTATATCCTTTATTTTCCCAATTATGTAATATTCCTGTTGTATAATTTAAATATTTTTTTCCATTAACTACTGTCAATCTTATTGCTTCTCTAATTAATTCTTCATTATATTGTTCTATCCAATCGGAAATTAATTTAACCTCTGGCGAATTTAAAGTTCTTCCAAAAATTTCTTCCGCATAACAACAACTACTATATAATTGTTTATTTGTTATATTGTTATATTGTTTAGTTGTTGTTATTTGATTGTTATTTGATTGTTGCTCGTTTGTTATTTGATTGTTATTTTGCTTGTTATAATCTTGATACTTATTGTAATTATTTATTGTAATTACTGAGTATTTATTGGTTGTTTTCTTTGTTATTTCGTTTGTTGAAATTAACTTATTTAGAGAAGTTCTTATTTGTTGATGTGTTAAACCTGTTTGTTCTGATAAATGCTTTATACTTGTTATCAAAGAACCTCTTTCAATGTCTATTCCTTGCCATCTTTTGTTTTCCCAATTAGCTATTAACAATAAATGAAGAAATAAGTTTTTTGTATTAGAATCTTGATACCATTCCCATTTAAGCATCTTTCTGTCAATGACTATAAAACTCTTTTTTTCTTCATCCATTATTTCCTCCAATATAACCAAAACCTTATAAAGTTGACTTTTACATACTTATTTGTTATAATTTAGTATGTAAAAAGTTTACCCGAACTTTTTATTTTTTTTGATTCTTTCATATAAGTAATTTCCTGATTCTGAAACCACAAATAATGAAATTGTAAATATAATTAATCCTAATGGAGTAAAGCCTGTCATTTGTTTACTAAAAAGCGGTTTAATAGTTATCATATAAAAGCCTTCAATTACAAAGTAACTTCCAGCAATTAATGATATAAAATTCCATATTGCTGCTTTGTTTATCTTTCTTTTCATAATTTAACCTCTTTCTACTTTTTTTAAGTAATTTATATCTATTCCTAAATAATCTTTTACTATTGCCATTGGATATAATCCTTTAGGTAGTTTTTTATTTACCATAGTAGTTATTTCTTTTGCCATTTCACTTGCTTTACTATCACCAACATAAGCAAGCCTCTGTATATCTTGTTTTGTTGCCCATTGCTTACTTAATATTTCAAGTGTTTCACTTGCTGAAAGAACTTTCTCAGGTTTCTTCATCTGTACCTTCCTTTCTATTTTGTCTTGCACGAACTTATTATTCAAATAATTCTTCAATTGTATAATTTTTATTAGTTTTTCTGTTAATCAAATCTCTTAAGAGTTTTGCTTCCTCGGTAGTAAAAGCTGCTTTACCGTTAAGTTTTAGATTAATTGTACTTAATGATTTAATATTTAATTCATTAGCAATTTCATATTGTTTAATATTAGCATTTTTAATTACCTTCTTTAAAAAGTCCATTGTTTCCTCCTTTCTATACGATTTTTCGTATACTAAAGTTAAAAAAATATTTTATTTCCCTAACTTTAAACCAATTATATACGATATTTCGTATGTTGTCAATATTAAATTTACGATTTTTCAAAAATAATTTGATTTTTCGTATTTTTTGTGGTATATTAATAATGAAAGGTGAAAAGGATTATGTTAGAAGAACAAATAAAAAAATTAATAATTGAAAAATTCGGTTCTGTAAGGCAATTTGCACTTAAAATTGATGTACCATACACAACCATTGATACTATCTTAAGAAGAGGTATTGATAATTCTAATGTTAATAATGTTATTAAAATGTGCAAAGCTTTAAATATTTCTATTGACAAGTTAGTTGATAATAATGAATTAGTTAATGTTCTAGAGTTTGATAATGCCACACATGTTGATTTTAATTCAGATACTATATTAATTCCTGTTTTAGGAACAATTAAAGCAGGTATTCCAATAGAAGCACAAGAAGATATATTAGAATATGTTGATATACCAAAAGATTGGCTAAAAGGAAACAAAAAATTTTATGGGTTAAAAATTAACGGTGATAGCATGTACCCTAAATATAATGAAAATGATATCGTTATATTTGAACAAAACAGTGATTTAGACCTTGCAAATAGAAAAGACTGTGCAGTTATGGTCAACGGTTTTGATGCTACATTTAAAAATGTAACAATAAGTGATAATGGTATTACATTAACACCATTTAATTTAAATAATCAGGATAATTACTTACCTACTTTTTATAATAAAGAACAGATAGAAAGATTGCCAGTTAAAATTATTGGTATAGCTAGAGAAAAACGAACGAGGCTCTAATGAAAAACATAATAATTAAAATTGGAAATTTAGTTGCTATACTTTTAATGTTTTCACCATTGATTATTTTGTATAATTATAAAAGTATTGGTAACACCTCTTTCTTATTATTTATTATATCTATTTGTTACGATGTTTTTATGTATTCTGTGATTAATAAACAAAATTTTATTAATAATATTGAAATTAGATATAATAAAATGTTAAAATTGCAAGACAATTTTGTTTCACCAGATGGCAAAATATTAACAAATCAAAACAAAATTGAAATTATGAAAGATTTTATTGAAGAAATAATAAAAAAATTAAAATAAAAAAACTAGTTCCTGCTGTAACAAGAACTAGTTAAGGTACAGAATAAAAAAGTCCATGCAAGACAATTCTTTTTCTGTACCTATATTGTAGCAAAAATATAATTAAAAATCAATATAGGAGATGATAAAATAATGGCAGTTTATAAAGATAAAAATAAAACTAAAGATGGTCGAAGTTGGTACTTTAGATGTTATTATACAGATATGTATGGCAATAGAAAACAGTGGAAATCCGAAAGATTTTTATTAAGAAGAAATGCAGAAGATGCTGAAAGAGAATTTTTGATTAAAGTAAAAACTACTGATAACACAAACAATGGAATTTTGTTTATTGATGTGTATGATGATTGGTTATCAGTTAAGAAAACACAAGTAAAGTCTTCTACCTATTATGCCAGAAAAAAAAGAGCTGATTTATACATAATTCAGCACTTCAAAAATTTTAAATTACATGATATTAAAATCAATTCTATAAATATGTGGAAAGAAAAAATATTCAATTTGAAGTCAATTGGTTTAGAACATAAAAATAGGATTATTGCCGATTTGAAAGAAATACTAGATTATGCTGTTTGTAATTATGATTTTGATATTAAAATTGCCAGCAAACTCCAAAAAGTAAAAATAGAAAAAGTTACAAATCAAATGGATTCTGAAATCAACTTTTGGACTTATAATGAATTTAAACAATTTATTAATTCTGTTAATAATGAATTTTATTATATATTATTCAATTTCTTCTATTATACTGGTCTTAGAATTGGTGAAGTATGTGCATTAAATTGGAAAGACATTGATTTTAATAAAAAAACTCTCAGAATTAATAAAACATTGTCATACAAAGTGTTTGATGAACCATATGTAATTACTACTCCCAAAACTAATAATTCAAATAGAATAATAGAATTAAATGACAATTTAGTGGAATTAATTAAAAAGCATAAAAATAATCAAAAAAACATATATGGATTTACTGATAATTGGTTTGTCTTTGGTGATGTTAAACCGTTGTCACCAACTACATTTAAAAGATATTTATATAATTATATTGAAGCAGCTAATGTAAAAAAAATAACCCCTCATGGATTTAGACATTCTCATGTAAGTCTGTTAATAAATTTAGGTTGTGATAGTCGTGATGTTGCTGAAAGAATTGGTGATACAGTTCAAATGGTTGAAAAAACTTATTATCATATGTTTCCAAGTAAAAAAACTCATGTATTAAATGTATTAAATAAATTAAAATAAATAAAAAATAAGACCTAATTAAGTCCTAAAATTATTTAAGCATAATAAAACCCTTATAAAATAAGGGAGATATTTATCTTGGTTGCCCCTACTAGAAGAGGCATAACACATTTCTAAATATCATTTAACTATAATTTGCCTTATTTGTCAATATATTGCAGTATTTATCGTTAATTAAAATTATTATGTTTTTAATATTTTAAGTCCTGATTAAGTCCTAAAATTAGGAGGATAAAATGAATTATTGTAAACATCTAAAAAAGAAAAAAAATAAGCCATATTGTAACATGCTAAAAAAAGAAGTAACAAGCAATCAATGTAGAGAATGTATTCACAAAGAATATAAAATCAGAATTAATAAAAATGCACAAAAAAACAAAAAAAATGTGCAAAATTCAAAAATAAATGGCCAATTTGCACAAAAAGTGCAAAAAATGCAATCAAAATCTAAAAAAATGGCAAAATTGGAAAGAAATAGATTCTCTGTATTTACTACTGATTTAGAGCATTGTTATTTGTGTGGTAGAAAAAAAGAAGAACTGCATGAAATATATGCTGGTAGAAATAGAATTAATTCAATGAAATATGGATTCGTTCTGCCACTATGTCATGAATGTCACTCTCAGAATCAAAATAATTCGCTTTTTAATGAGTTTTGGCACAAAGGTGGTCAAATATATTGGGAGTTCAATATCGGCTCTAGAAATGAATTTTTGGCCATATTTAGAAAAAATTATTTAGATTAAAAAAAAACAAATTTTCAAAAATGCTTGACAATTACACTTTTTAGGTGTAATATATTAATCAAGAAAGGGAGGTACTGTAAATGATACACTCAAGAAGAAAAATGTGTGAAGACACAATTATTGCTCTAAATAAAGCCAGAAGAAAAATTAGCAAATTAGATTACACAAATTTTGATAAAGCAAAAGATATAGAAAAAGAAGTATATGAGGAATTTAAGGATAATGAATGGTTTGAAAAAATAACATATACTGATAAGATGGCCAAATGGCTAAAAAAAAGAAAACAGCAAGTTTGGCTAGAATATTTAAAACAAATTGAAAAAAAAGGAAAGGAAAAATAATAAATATGATTACATTAAATGTACCTAAAAAATATCAAGAAAGATTTGGTGCTCTTGAATTAGCAGGATGGGATTGTGATGAAAAATATTATTTATACTTTGCGAATGGTTGGGGTGTTGAAGATGGTTGGAATCCAATCGATGGTTTTCAAGTTATGGGATGCATTCCTGTTGTTAGTAAGCAAGAAGCTCTTAAATTTATTAGAGATGCTGTAAAAGAAGGTGATGGAAAGCAAGATGAAACTAAAAGATGTGTATAAAAAGTATAAAGGATATTCTTTTGAAGTGTATGGCAGGCCATTAAGTCAACCCACAATACCATTTACATTATTACCTAAGGTAAAAGATATCAAAGAATGTGAAGTAGTAGAATTAAAAGTTACAGATAAAGAGCACGAACAATATAGATTTGACTTATCTGGAAAACTAAAAGGCAAAGAAACAGTAAAAGGTTATGTTAGAGTAGTAATAAAATAGAAACGGAGTACTTTAAATATGGAATGTAATAACGATTTAAAATTTATAAAAGAGTTTTCAAAAATTAAGATTGCACCAATATGTAAGAAATTAAATATAGATAAATCAAATCTATGGGCTGGTAGAGTTCCTGCTGATAAAGTAAAACAAGTAAAAGATGAAATTATAAATCAATATAGTAAATTGCAATAAAAAAGAGGCTATAAATTTATCACTCTAGATAAATCTATAGCCTTTCTTTTTATCATTGAATCTGTTTTAAACCATGCTCTTTTATTTTTAGTATTATATTGAATTAGCATAGTATTATCATTTCTATTAACTAATTTTTTGATAATATCTTTATCAGTAATTCTCTTTTCAACCATAATATCCCCTTTTCTTGGCTATATATAGTAGCATAAAAAGGATATTTTGTCAAAAAAAGAAGTAAGCTAATGCCTACTCCTTTGTCTTATAATTAATAACTTTTTTAATAAACTCTACTATTAATTTAGCAAACCATCTAATTAGGTTTTCTTTTGGCCTGTTATCGATAATAGGTTCGGTTGGTGTATTTGTATTATCGTTCTCTTTCGGTTCGATATCGCCATTATTTGGCTTCTCAATAGGTGGTTCAATTGGAACCTCAATAGGCTCAGTTACAATATTATCACAATCGGCTACATTAAATCCATTATCAATATGATTATTATATGAATACTCAGTTATATAATACTTACTTCCTAGAGGATGTGTTGCTACAGCTACAATGTTATCTATTTGTGTTCCTTTAGCAAAAGATTTAACACTTTTAGCATCATTCCATGTACTAAAATGAAGATTCCATAAATTAGCATCTTTATTTAATATAATAGATTTCTTTTCTATTTCTTCATATTTTAAAACAATATCTTCGTTAATCTTATTTGCTTGTTCAATTATATAATCAATTTTAGAAAGTAAATATGGACCTGGGCATTCTGTTTTATAGAACATACTATGCCAAGTTAAATTTTTACCTCTAACCAATTTACCAAGATTATTTCTTTTGGCAATATCAGCAACTAATTTTATTAACTGATTTAATACTTTATCACTAACATACCAATTACCGCCATACTGAGCATTAGAAGTTTCTATTGTTACAGATTTACAATTACTATCCCAATTTGAATTAGTCCAAGCAGTATTTTCTTCTCCTACATAGCAAGCAATTTCACCATCTTTACCTATTCCATAATGTGATGAACCATTTCTACCTGGAGTTTGAAATAACTCACCACATCTTTTTGCACTTAATACACCTGCCATATGATGAATTGTAATTGCTTCAATTTTTCTTCCACTTCTTCCATAAGTAAAATTACCTTCATATGCAGCATATATTTCAGTTGCTAAAGGTGATTTAATCATCTGGCTCACCTCTACCATTTGAAAGTTCTTCTTCCATTTCTTTAGTTAATTTTTTCATATTCCACCTACTTTTCTTCTTTAACTTCTGGCAAGCCGCCTATTGAAGTCAATATTGATGTTATTCCTGCTAGTAATGATGCACTGCAAACCATTACCCAATTAACATCACCTAGAACTACAGCACTCGTGCCAATGTAGCCTACTGCAGCTTGTGCTACAGTTTTAATTGCTCTAATCAATGCTGCTTTTAACCATTTTTTAAACATATTATCACTCCTTTTATTTAATATTGTTTAGTAAATCATTGCAGTATTTTTTGGTTTCCGAATTATATCCTAGTGCTAGATAACTATCGCAACTTTCTAGTCTATCGTGCATAGGTATTGTTTCATTCCATATGGTATTTCTCAATGTAGATTTTTGAATTATCTTAAGGTTCTCTGTTGTTTTATACCAAAAGCCAAATAAAGACCATAAAAAAACGATAGCTGATACTATCCATCCACCCCAAGTCAATAATGACTTCATTTTCTTTTCTGCTTTTTCCACTTTTATCCTCTCTTTCTTCTATTTATAGCCTACAACTTTTGTTACCGTAATTGCTTCATTACCATAATTGTTTAAATTACCATATCTTTTCCAATTAAATGTCAAAGTCGTTTCATTTAATGCAAATGACACACCTCTTATGTAACCACCACCTGCCCACATATTTGCGACTTCGGTTTTATTAAATGGTGTTTGACATACTGCAGTAAAATAAGCATCACTTGCTAACATAGTAATTAAAATTGTTTTATAATTACTAACATTATCAGATAAAGTAATGCTATTATCTGTTGATGAACCTTCAAATAATGTTGTTGCTAATGTATCTTCAATATTTTTATTACCTATTGTTATTTTTTTAAAGTCAACCCTATCTTTAAATTTAGCCATCAACCATTCACCTTTGGATAGAGCTAATTCAATAACTGATTGATATTCACTACCAAAACTATCTACTGCCTTTATCTTAAATTTATAAATATTGCTTTTGTTTAAATCACTAACTACAACATTATTCTTTTTAAATTCCCATTTAGATATTGTAATATTATTTCC